TGTTTGATTAGGTTTAAGCGTGAAAGATGTTGTGTTGTAATCACCCGCCTGGACAGTAATTAGCTTTGGATTAGCAACGGTACCAGTAATTGCAGCACTTGCAGCAAATGGATCAGCATAAGGTGATAAAACGGCTCCATCATTGCCATTGTCACCATCTGGATCAACATATTTTGCATTTTGTGAGACAAACCCAACCGCAATTGGTTGTCCACCAATTGTTACCGCAGGGTTTAAATCACAAGTAGGAGAAGTACTTGCAGTGAAGGTCATGAATGTGACATAACTGGTATCATTGGTATCCCATGCACCTAATGTAAAAGTATCTCCATTACCGGAATCTGTAACAATCTGTCCAGCAGGTGCCATCTGAATTACGAGTGGAGAAGCAATCACATCATCAATGCCCACCATAGAGGTGATGTCACTGTTAATTCCACTTTTAGCTGCCTCTAATGTGAACCTTGCATCTGAAGCACTTACATTAGCCAATAATGACCGAGCAAATGCGGACAAATCAGTTACCGCATACATATCAGGCGCAGTAGTATAAATCATTTTATCTGCGGCAGTGGCCAGACCATCAATTGAAGTCAATGGTATACTGATTGAAACAAGACCTGTCAGAGTTGCACTTTTCAGTACGCCACTCACGAGATCACCTAGCGCTTGCGCGTTTTGCATAGTACCGTTATTGGTTTGGACAATGAAAGATGCGTCAGCGAGATTTTGCACGGTCTTGTCAACTACCGTCATGCCATGGTTTTGCAACCCAATCATAGACGCACCATCGCCCAGAGAATGTGCAGCAAGTCGAGCAATCAGTGACGCAATATCACCACCGGATTCTAATTGAATCCATTCATTTGTCGTTGTGCTGTAATATTCATACTGGTTCAAGTCGTCATTGAAACCAATCAGCCCATTATAGGGAGGCGTTGGACGCGTCGCAGTTGTCCAAATCACTACCTTGGGTGCTCGCGCATTCGTATTTCCGCTTAAGCCCACCAGCTCATTATCTGGATCGGTTAAATCTACTTCTGCAAATTCGCTAAACTTCTTTGTCAAAACCATATAACAATTCCTTATGTTATAGCTGTCATGGGCATATCACTACTATTTGGCAGATGGAAGCTCTAATAATGAAACTCCACACTGCACACCCGCTGTTTGCGTCGTAATAAAGCTTAAGGTGTCACCGCCTTTCACATAGCGAACTAATTCTTGGCCTGCAAATTCTTGATTAGGAATGGCTGTTGCAGCACCGGGTGTTGGTATTACAGCGGTTTTGTTGAGCGCAACCCAAATGTAATCACCGCTAATTGATCTAATCTCTGCGCGGTACTTTTGCCAGCTTTCACCTGGAACTGTCATGCTGACAGCGGTTGCTTGCCCAAGTTGAATGACAGTAGCTAAATCAGTAAAAGGCAATGTAGCGTTAAAATTAGTATTAAACTTCGTCATACAGTTACTCCTAGTCTTGAATCGAGTTGATAGTGAAATCGAATGCTGGCGCTATAGGCAGGATTTGTGCTTCCAATAGACCGATATCCAATAGAATCATTTTGTAAATAACTTGCTGATTTAGTACTAATAGCTTGTGCTGTCCACTTCGTGATATCTACATCTTCAGTTGAGGAAGTGTTAGAAATTCTAAGATCAATAGTGACTTTATCTGCTACGCCTCCAAACGTATAAAAAGATACTGTTGGATTAATAAACTTTTCTGTTCTATATATCAAACAAAATGGGGCTGGGTATGCTAATGTATTGGCACCATTAATACCTACTTTTTGTGGACAACTAACAATACCAGCACTAGTAGGTGTTCCACCTGCAACGCCTGCGTTATAACTTGCTTCAAAATAATATTCGCACTCACGATGCACTTCATCCGGCGTCTGTGGGGCTGGACGTGTTGGGATATTGCCTGGCACCAAGCTAATAGAATTAAACTGTATACTTTGATTAATTGGTAACTCTGCAAAACCGACTACAATTGCAAAGAAGGTTGCTAAATTGCAATCAGCATGACCTTGCATGTTCCATCCATTGATTGGATAGTCATTAAATTCCGTAGTTGCATTTTCCTTTACAGTAAAAGTTTGGTATTCCGAATTACGATTGGGAACCGGGAACCATGTACCATTGAATGTCGCTGGGTAGCCGTCAGCATCAAGTGACGCTACGATAGAATCTCCGACAGGAGATCCGCCTGGTTCGACAACAGGTAATGTGCTTGCTTTTGTATACCAAAGTGATACCGTCCCTTTTAATGTTTGTCCTGAATTTGTCTTGGCAGACACATTCACTGACATTTTATTGTTTAATATTTTCCTTGCTTGTTCAGTAGGCAAATATTGGATCAGTGCGAACTTAGATGCTGCTGCCGCAGTGACGACAAAATAATCCGAATTCGCAAACAAACCAGTATTAATATAAATACCACTGCTTGTGCTTTGAAAAACAATCGTTTGATCCCAAGCATAGAATGATTTATTAGCGCCCGCAGATGGCGCTATTGTCGCACCATATATTTGTGCCGGATTAAGTGGAAAATCCCAACCTACTAAATAACTTTTAATAGGCTTTTGAACCAACCCATCCTTGTAGTAATGGAATAAATGATCAACCTGACGTTCAATCGTATCTTGCGCAAAAGGAACATCAATAGGGTCTTCAGGATTAAGAACGTTTGCACCAGCCAATAACTGAATATTGGTGATACTGATGCTACCAATGGGAGGCAATGTAATCACTAAATCCACATGAGCGGCCGACCCAGATTGCGCGCTGGTAGATGGTGGAATTTCAACCCCACCCGCAACAATCGTATAAGTTCCCGCAGCAAATAATCCATTAGCAATTTCTGTTGGATCACCACTAGAAGGTACATAACTTACAGAAATAGGCAACGGGCTAACACTATTGGATTTACCCATTAACGTTACGCTAACGCCTTCATTCGCCCAGATTGCCGCTGTTTGGTTGAAACGTTGGTAAAGCTTTGCAGATGACCAACCCGTATTAGCAATATTCAATACATAGGGAGGATTGTTTTCAACATCATCTGTTCCTGAGACAGCAGTTCGAGTAATCGTCGTTGTACCAGTACCCGTTAAAGTGATATACCAACTTGGTGCAATTTCATAGGTTCCAGCTACATCAATTAGATATGAATATCCTTCTTGGAAATTCACGAGCGCAAATTGCGGATTGCTAATTTGATTGTCAGAGTTAACCAGTGCATCCGGTGACGGATCATTACCGCCGTTGGGAACATAATTATCAACTTCATACACCAGCAAGTCTGATTGAGTATTGCCATGACGCCATTCAAGTCTATAAACCTGATTTGGGTCATAGAAAATATCTGTAGGCAAAGTCCCATTCGGCAATAGCTGAATAGGCGTATTCCAAGGAACTAGACATTCACTATCATGATATACAGTCGCAGGCAGATATGGGAATGTATTCTGCAATGGAAAGAAATAATATGTGTCATCCATCTGCACGCCTTGCAGGTTTACAAAATACCACACTGGGTTATAGCTTCTTACTAATGACATATATATTCCTTCTACAGTTTCGAGAACTTTTCTAATCCCTTCAAAATCCCTTTTCCTATATTTTTAGCTCTAACCATGTACTTAAATAACTCCCCTTTCGAATCTTCGTATTGTTTTTTCGCATCTTTAATACGCTTCTTAAATTCTTCTACTTTTTTCTCCGCCTGAATTTTTTGCTTCAGACTCAACTTGGTATTGTTTGATTTTTCACGCAATACCCTCATTTGTTGGTTTAGCTTTTCAATATCTTGTTTCTGTGATTTCATTTTCTCTTTATGATCTGAAATCTTCTTCTCTAGCACTGATTTTTCCGAAGCGTTCTTGATAGAGGATTCAGATTCTTTTAGTAATGAATCATATTTTCCACGCGCATCAATCATGCTTTTTAATTCTGGCAATTGATCAATATATTCTTGGCGCAATGAATTTTTGTTAAAGAATTTTTCAGGTGATGCATCATAGCGTTGCGCAATAACACTTTTCAGGGCTTCCGGATCACTTTTAATAATATTACGAAGTAGTTCTCGGCTCTTCTTAGTCCCACGCAATGATTTCATAATATTATCTGGCATTGTGCCAAATTCGCGAATCTGTCTAGCAATTTTGTCTTCACGCAATGGATACAAAACATCGGAATAGAATTTATTCACCGAATCAAACGTTTTGGCGTCTTCGCCCAGGCCTTTGTTTAAAGCTTCTTTAGCAGCAGATTGTATTTTTTTTGCTTCATTCAAAGCAAATATCATTTGTTCTCGGGTAGTGGCCGTCCCTTCCTTCTTCAGGGCTTCTCGCAATTGCTGTGTCATTTCTTGAAAATCTTTATATTTATTAATAAAGACCTTTGCATTCATATCAGCTGCCGTTGGTGCAGCCGCAAGCATTCTATCTAAGATAGGATTAGATTGTTCAGCTTGAATAATATTCATTACATTTCGTGGGTCAGCACCTTCTCTTAGCTTTTGAAGAATTTTTCCACTATCTATGGCATATTCTTGCATTGCTTGTGGCGCCATTTGAATCTGATTATTTTCTACCTTTTTCATCAAATCTGAATAGGATTTTTTACCTTTAATTTCTAGCTCTTCAAGAACCGGCTTTACTCTAGCTGCCGCGTCAACATCATGTTGTGCTCCAGACTTAAGGTAATTCGCAATTTTCTTGTTGGAATCATCAAAGCCAGTCTTTATTTCTTTATAGGCCGTACTCTTATCCAATTGTGAAGATAAGTCTTTTATGTGCTTTTCAGTTTCTTCAATTCCTTCTTTTTTATTTTTAATATCATGAATCATCTTGTTGTATTCAGACTTACCAACTTCACGAGTAGCTAATTCTTTAGCTTCTTTCTCTAGTTCAGCTTGAGATTTATAGGTTTCGGTTGCCTCACCCAAAGCTTGTTGTTTACCACTTAATTCACTTTCTAACTTTTCAAGAGTTGATTTAGCTATCTTATTACCAGGACTAAAAGATTTGACGGCTTTCGTGATATAAGCTGGAGCTTCTAAAGCCCCTGGAATAGCTGCACCAACTAATCCGCTCATAACCATATTACTTGAGCGTGACTCATCTTCAGGTGTAAATTCGAGTCCTTTTAATCCCGCAAAAGTCCCACCTTGTGTTAGCATTTTAGTTATCAATCCTTTACCTGATGCTAAGAGTGGAGAACCTATAGCCAACGTTGGAGCTATATTTACTGCTTCTCGTAATAATTTATTAAATGGATCAGCACCCTCTTCTGTTTCTGCATATTTTTTTCTTTCACCTGCTATCTTTTTTGTATATTCATCAGCAGCACCCGGCTCACCAAAACCTTCTAAATAAACTTGTTTTAATCCTTCACCAATGTCCTGTACTCCGCGCTTCACTGCACGCGGTCTCTCTTGCGCTGTTTGTGATAATGGGCGCGTTAATCCTGGTGCTATTTCTAATAGCTTTTTCATGAAGAAAGGAACTTTTGATTCTTCCATTGTTTCTGCCGATGGCAATAAGCTTTCGCCACCTTTATTTTCAAGAAGATTAATAGGTTTTCTTTCTGCTTCATTATCTGCTAAAAGATTAATAGGCATTAAACAAGCCCCCTTTTTCGCAATTCATCTATTACTTGTTCACGAGTCAATCCTGTCTGGCTCATCGTATATTGAATATTTTCTTCATTCACATGAGATTTATCTAATTTTTGAGCTTGCTGTGTTTTTTGTTCTATTCCTCCAATTTGCGGCAACTCAATCCCTATATCTTCGCCAGTGAGTTTTTTATACTCTTGCGCCCCATTTTTTAATTCGCTATTTAATTGCTTAAACAATCCTTTTACCATTCCCATATTGTCTTTGTAAGATTTACCCACAGAAGGCTTGACTTCTTTAGCCCATTTTAATGAACCAATACCAGGACGAGACACCGCGAATTTGGACATCATGGCTTGAAGCTGACCGGCTGTTTCTATGAATTCAGATGAATCACTACCTACTGGCAATTTCAAGAAACTTTGGACTCCTTTTGTAGGGCTGGTTGCATCTTTATTTTTTTCTAATATGTCATAAAGCTGTTTTCCAAGCTGAGCAGCTTGCAACAATTCCTGGCTTTTAATTTGAATTGCATTTGCACGAGTAGCGTCTAACTTCCCTTTATGGGAAGCGACTTCTTTTTCCATTTGGGCTTTTCGCTTCTGCTCTGGCGTTTCTCTTCCACTTAGTTCAGGTGCAATTTCCTTAATTGCTACTTTTCCGCTAGGATATTCAAGTTGCAAATTACCGTTAGGAAGCGTTGTGGTTTTGATTCCTCCAGCAGGCGAACCAGGTAAACCAGCAATTTTGTCGAGAAACTCCAGTCCTTGTCTTGGAGGTTTAACTACAACTTCTTGTGCTCCAGATGAAGCAGTCATACCTTGTTGCGGCATTGTTCCTTGTGGAACATCACTTATATTAGGTGCGCTACCCATCATGGATGGATTGCTTCCTGTTCCATTTCTAGCATCATAAGCTGCTTGATCCTGATTCGCTCGGCTCACTAATTGCTTGCGCGTCATATTGCTTGCATTCATAGGTGCATTTAATGGCGGCATACCTGGTTGTTGTGTCAACTGTTGTTGCGCAACTTGTGGTTGCTGATCCATTCCACCTTCATTTAAAGCCGAATATAGTTTTGAATCGAATAGCTTTTGCTTAAACAAATCAGCGGCAGCTTTGCCGTGCTGATCTTCGTATTGCTGGATAATATACGGCATCATTTTCTGTAAACGAGCATAGTTTTCAACCTGCGCCTGTTTTAAGGCAATATCATGTGGCAACATTTGTTGATCACGAACATCCCTATTTCGCGCTAACTTGTTCTGCAAAAACTGCGAAAACAAATTAGATCCTGTATTTATTCCCTGCAGAAATCCATTACCCGCTTCAGTTGGTGAAGGTATATTTAGCGCCATTACTTCATTCCTCCCGACAAGTAACTGCTTAATATAGAAGCGCCTGTGCCCAGCATCTTCCCGAACATTTCACCCGGAGCATTTAATCTGCCAAGCTCAGCTTGCGCCATGTTTTCCCCGGTATGCAATGCACCTTGGTTTAATTGGCTACCTGCATTAGCACCTGTATTAAAGATGTCTTTTCCAAGACCAATTCCGGCCATGTATTTTTCCATCAAATCTTTTAGATAGTTTTGACGATCTGCATTCATGATCTGGGAAGAAGTATTTTGAACATTGCTGAGCGCAGCACTGCTACCGAGCAACCCTTGCTGTGATGCAGAATCCAATCCCGCTTGACTGGCTTGTTCTTGCAATTGCTGAGCATAAGGTGAGGTTTCATAACCTGCCATCCATTTTGCCAGTAGCTTTGAAGGATCAAGCAATGAATTTTCAGCACGGTTTAAGCGCCCCATTTGGTTCATGCCATACTGGTTATAGGGTTGCAAATAACCTTTTGCTTCGTTCCATGATTTACCTATCTCATTACCAGCCGCTTCATAGCCGCGTTCAGGATGTAAAAAACTGTCGATCATACCCATATCATAATCCTCCTGCGGTTAAGCGTTTGTCGATTTCAAGTAATGCTTCATTCATCGTGTCAATTAAATTACTTAGCCATGTCTGCATAACAGTCGGCATTTCTATCGGCTTGTCTTCTACATCTGTGATGTATGCCAAAGGCACGTTATCTAAACTAGGCAGCGCCACCGGAAACCCTCCTTGTTAAATGCCAACCACCTAAAATCACAATCGGCGCAGGCGATACACAAATGAGCTTGTAAACTCGATTACGAGAGCAACCCAACTGATACCAGCGCATACGCCAGCTATAGATACCTAAATCACTGAATTGCAGTACGTCAGCAGGACTGTATGTAATGCCGCCGTCATCTGAAAAATAGAGTTCAATATGGGGCTTGAACAAATCAAAATAGGTTTTGGAATGCGCAGTCGGTACATTGCTGTGTTCAGTAATCATGTAGACCGGATTACCGTTCACATCTTCTTCATCAATAATGTAGTTGCCGTCTTCATCCGTGATAAATTCAGCATTTTCAAATGGCATATCAGACCGAATAAACGTCTGGTCACCCCATACAAAATCAATTTGCAACCATTGCGTTTCAAATTCACTGTAATCAGGTTCAGCGATAATAGGCGTCACGCGCTCATATCGGAATGGCTGCCTAATATAAGCATCTTCCAAAAGCGGATTATCTTGATCTGGATTTCTAATCTCATTGTCATAAAAACGTCCTGACATTTCGTACACAGTCGAATCGTCTTGCACTGTCACTAGATGACGATTGGAAAAATAGATATGCTTCTTGATGCGATTACGTTCACCATTTAATTCAATCACCCGATACCATTGCTTGGTATCAAAGTTATATTCGATGGCATTTGCACGGGTTTGAATATCCAGTTGCTGCAATCCTTGATATTGCCCGGCAGAAAGTCGGTAAAATACGGTGTTTTCGTACTGAAATAGAAAACCATCTGCATCAAACTCGACAAATGGGCTTAATCCAGACGCTGAAGCACTACTTTGGAATAGCACATCAATCGCTTTAGTTGATATAGGTTGCGGTGCTTGACCACTGGATGCAACAACCTGCGTTAGACCGCTTTGAGTCTGCCCAAGCCATACCATGATGCCGAAATCAACTGATAGAGATAATGGATCACTAATCCCATACTGAAATTGAAAGCTAGAATTCTTCTTAAATGGAAATGCAGACTGCACGCCAGCAGGGCTTGTCACTGTTGATTGGATATTAGCCCAAATACCCGTAGTGAAGTCAGTAAATATATATAGAATATTTTGATTTACCGCCATTTGACGAATAATCCCGTCTTCCTGAGCAAATATGGCGTTGCCACTCAGAGTGAAACATGTGGCTGGATCTAGCGGGACTGCACCCAAATTAATAAGTGACAAGTTAAACTGCGTGCTATTAGCCGAAGAAACCACGAATCTATTACCAAATGCTGCAATATAAGTCGGATTTGGGGGCAGTTTTGGATCTGTAATAACATCAAATGCACCCGTTTCTTCTGTGTGCACATACATTTTTGTGCCGTCGGTGAATGCGGCATAAGTTAGGGTTGGTGTATAGAGCACCGCAAACCACACATTGCCGTTTACTTTTGTAAAATCAGATGTGGAGATGGTAATTTGGTTCAAAAACTCATCTGCACGAATAATTTTATTACCTGACACATAATAAGAATATTTTCGTGATCTAAATACGGCACGAGGTTCAACATCAAATATAAGTTTATTCAATCCCAACAATGAAATATGTCTGCGTCCCATCGTGGGATACATAGCGGCTTTCTTCTTGGCC